ATGACAAAACAAACAAGAAAGAATGCCGCAACAAATGCTTCGGCAAAGTCTCTCACGCTAGTCGCCTTTTATTGCGAACCAAACAAACCAGTTGCCGTCCCAATATTGGGGGCGACATTGCCAGACATTGATCCAACTGAGAATGGGCCAATTGCAGCCCTTCCAAGTGCGGGCAACAACTCAGGAATGTCTTTGCTAATCACATCATAAACACTGCGCCCAGAAAGTTCCTTTGAGATTTTCTGAAGTTTTTTCGGGTCAGTAGTTGTTAGAATCCTAGTCATTTCATCAGCCACCGCCCGAGTTTGTGCATCGCCAAGTTGGGCGTAATCACGTTGCAAAGCTCTCATCAAAATACCTTGAACACTCATAGCGGGCATCTCACGCACAGCCTGACCTCCGGCCTTGACATCTGAAATGGCCTGTGTTCGTTCTGCTGTTTGTGAGCCTTGCAAGACTTGTTTAGATGTGCTCTTCATCTCAACTTCAGACTTCATGTTTTTCATAAACTGCTCAAAAGTCTTATCTCCGGCCTCATCTCTTGGGAATGTTGCTCTAAGCACCCGCAGATTTTTGGGGTCGTTGATGATTTTTAATGCTGGGTTACCTGTTGGGCCTACAACCGTTGTCGCTGTTTGTGCCCCACCAAGACGATCAAGCAAGTTTTGCATAACACCAAGGCGCAACCCCTCCAACTCTGATTTAGTCATTGTCTTCATGTCATTTATTAAGACATCAACATCTTTGGGTTGTTTGTTTAAAGCTGTACGACCTTCTTCCATTGCGTCCATTACAGCAGTATCTGAAGCCCAAACTCGCCTTGCATTTTTGTAAGTTGGGTTGGCAGCATCTAATTGGTCAAGAAATTGAATCCGAGTACCTTTTACTTTTCCAAGCTCAGTTGAGCCAATACCACTAGTTGGATTTTTGCCCGTGAAAACAACATCATCTAAGCCCATCTTCATGTAGTGCAAAAAAGTAGTGTTTATTTTTGTAACATCATTGCCCGCTGATGTTTGCAATTTGCCGTTAACAACTTTTACGTCAGGCAATTTAATGCCTTCTTCTTTGGCAATTCTTACGGCTCTGTTGTAAGCGTCTTGCACACTTGGACGAGTGAAAAGATCAGTCAACTCTGGCGTAACTGGTACATCTTTTTGTAATGCCCTACTGTAAAGTTTTCCACCTAAATCAGCCCTTGCATCTTTAAGTGCATTAAACTCATCAAAGAAAGCAGCCTTAGAGCCAAAAGCAACTTGCAAATCAGAGGTTAGTCGAGCAAGAACGCCCTTGTCTCGATTTTGCAAAAACTCTTGAGCTTGTTTTTTGCCAGGGCCAGGAATGGTGTTTGCAGCATCCAAATAAGCTCTAGTGTTTGGGCCAACATCAGCAATGGAGTAAGGCTTACCCTTTTGCTCAAGCACAAATTGGATGGCCTCATCCACGCCACCTTTGTCATTGATAAGGGCTTGCTTGATAAGGCCTCTTGCCTCATCAGTACCAAGACGTTGGGGATTGTTAAAGATAGACTTTACAACGCCTCGGTAAACAGCGCTTGCGCCCATTCCAATTGGTTTCAATATAAGCGTACCAACCGTAGCAGTTGTAGCGCCAATTCCTCCGGATTTTAGTGATTCAGGGCTAAAAAGTTCAGCCTCTGACTCTCCAAGACCAGCGGTAAAACCTGCTGCTCCGGCAAGACCCATTTGTGCAGGCAAACCAGTTACTGGCTTTTTTGTAACCAAAGCAGGCACGACTGCACCACCAATGTTTGCTGTAACGCTTTTTACGGGTGATTCTTTTGCATACTCACTTAGTCCAATACGTTCCATTTGAATAGCAACATCTGTGGGCGATGGGGCTGGCTGATCTGGTGCGCCACGTTGAAGTTGCTTAGAAATTTCAGTTGGGCCTGGAGTCAAATAAGACTTTAATGCGCCAGTGACATTTTCAGAAAAATTAAGACTCAACCCTTGCAAGAATTGCCCAAATCCACCAGTTGTAAAACTCTTGGTGTTAAGTTGCTCAAGCATTTTTATGCCAGAGTCGGTGATCTTTCCCTCTGACTTTGCTATCTCTAGCTCATCACGCAAGTCAAGAATTTGGTCATTTAATGAAGCCATAAGTTACCCCTTAATTTGTAGTAAGACCGCCACGTTGGAGCGCACCACGGGCCGCAGGATTTCCTGTTGATCTAGAACCAAGCGCATTAAATCTTTGACGCAAAGAGTCAGACGCTGGCCCATACAACGGGCTTGTTTGCGTATATTGGTCAAACGCATCATTAAATTTCGTGTAGGCTTGTACAGGATTTTTTGTAACCAACTCTTGATTTGAGGCCAAAAATTGATTTGTAAATCTAGCTAAATCTTGTTCACGATTTAATTTAAGTTGCAATGCAGACAGCAATAATTTATTGCCCTCTGGAGTCTTAGATAAACCTGGAGAGCCTGTAGAAATAAATTTCAAATCTGCATCTGTTGGATTTACGCCAAGCTGTTTAACTTGTGGCAAGATTACGCCAGTTGCAAAGGATTGAAACGCCTCTTGTCCAGCCAAGCCCTTGACCTTGAACTCTGGATCAAAGAATTGCCCAGCACGACCAAGTTGAAGCATCGTATCTTGACCAAATCCAGTTCTTACGCCTTCATCAAGCAAAGTTTGCATACTTTGCACGGCACTATTTGCGGCAACGGCAGCCCGTCCAGCCTTGATATTTGATGAAATGGTTTCAGTAAAAGTATCTCCAAACCCTTTTTGCATATTGTTGGAAACGGTGTTTGTAACATTGGTAACTGGACGTTTAGCTATTGTTATTTCAAGTGCTTTTGCATTAACAGCATCAATACCTTGTTGCCCTGCTTGAGCAAAGATTTTTGATGGATCGGTTGTTCTATACAAAATATTCGCAGCGTTAGCCATGTCACCTGTAAATGGCGTTGGTTTTGCACCTCCGGTTATTACAGGCCTATATTCCCCACCAGGACTTGTTGGATAGTTGTAAAGAGTTTCGCCTTCTTTGACTGAAATTGTCTCTGGTCGTGTCAGCTTTTGTGCCTCAACTAAGTTTTTAAGTTCTGCTCGACCTGCTGATGTACGCATCAAAATAGGTGCTACACGTTGGATGTCAAAACTTGGTGCAACAGCAGCAATATTCTCAGGCATTGGAGTGCCTTGATCTGCCATTTGTTGTTGTTCTTGAACGTCCAACATCTGCGCTCTCTCTGGAGTGCCTGGCTGATAGGCAGTTTGTGCAATTGCTTGAGCTTGTGTTGCCTGTTGTCGTGCCAAAAGCCTATCTGCCCTTGTCTGAGCCTCATCAGCCCTGACAAACGCTTGTTGCTTGTACTTATCACCCTCAATACGCAAGCCAAAGGCTAACTGTTGGTCGCCCCGATCCGCTGCAATCTGCGCTGCCATGTCAAAAGTCTCAGGCTTTGATGGGTCAATCATTCCCAAGATTTGTTGGGCTTGTGTCCTACGTTGCAACTCAGGGTCTGTTCCACCCAATGCACCGCCTAGCGCACCTGCAAGGCCATAAGCCCCACGTTGCACTCCCAAACTAGCCCTTTCAATAGGAGAAAGACGGGCATACTGCAAGGCCTGTGCGTCAGCAGCCGCATCACGCTCTTGTTGAAAACGCTCGGCTGATACGCCAAACAATGTGTCCATTATTGATGCCATGATTGACCTTTAATATTCGCCAAAAAGAGAGAATTGGGTAGGCACAGTACCACCGCCACCAAATCCATAAACATTTTGATTTCCATAAATTGCTGATTGTCCTAATGCGCTTGCATAAGGCTGAACCCCACGCTGAAACGCAGGGTTGCGACTAGCCGCCATCAACGATTCTGCAAATGGGTTGAAGGCATTGGCTTCATAGGATTGGCGTGATGGTGAGGTGCTTAACATTGCCTGAGCCGCTGCATTACTCTGCCCCTTCGCCCCAATGTCAATGCCTAGTTGCAGAGGCTGTTGACCCAAAGACTCTAACTGCTTCATCTGCTGTAAATAAGCCTCATACGGGCCAAGAGCCGCTGCTTGACCGCCATAACCTTGAGTAAGCAAATTACCACCAGTGCCAAACAATCCCGCACCAAAGGCAGTCTGTTGTTGACCGGCTTGCATTGCTTGAGCCGCCAATTGAGCATCTTGTTGAGCCAAGGCGTTGTAATATGCCTCAGTCTCAGGGGTTGAAGCCCCAAGACCTGCTGCACCACTTGGTCGAGCACCAGTAGCGCCAACAGATAGACCCCCCCTACCAGTTTGGAACAATTGGTTTTGCAATGCTCCATATTGGCGTTCACGACTAGGGGCTAACAACTCTTGTTGTTGAGCCATGTACTGCTGTGCCGCCTCTTGAGGAGACTGAGCAAGATACTGTTGACCTAAACCAAACAAACCTTGAGCCGCACCTTGTAGTGGTGCAAACTGTTGTTGTGCTTGTTCAGCTTGAGAAAGACCGCCACCAGCCAAACCCATGAACCTGTCTTGATAAGCAAGAAGGGTAGGATCTAAGGTGTAACTAGCACCAGAAACACGACCATCAGGGCCAGTCTGGAACTGAGATGATCCAAAACGTGTAGTAACTCCTACTGGCCGGAAACGCGCTTCCTCAGCGGCTAATTGTGCCGCCTTAACCTGTGCATCGGCTTGAATCTGTGCGGCTCGTCTAGCAGAACTACCGCCCAACAAACCACCAACTAAAGATGCTCCTGCTGCTATAAATGGCATATCAAACTCCAATCAAAATATTGTCCACTTTTGACGGATCTTTCTCGTCAGTGGCGTGAATACAAAACCAAACACAATCTGTCAACGCTTTAACACCATGCGTCAAACCCGCTTTAATCTCAATGCAAGCTGGCGCTTCAATAACCTCTACATCCTCACCCTTCATCACTGCAACCTTACCTTTGGCAAGAATAGACAAATGGCTAAAGTCATGTACGTGTTTCAGAATGGCCATGCCTTCGCTAAACTGCGACTCTTTGGCGTACAGACCATCGCTGAAGTGGTGGGTGATCATGCTTTGCCCCATTTACCAATTGGACATAATGAATTCTTAGATCTAGTCTTCATAAAAATGATGCAACCACATTCCCCGCACAAAAAGTTTACAGTTTTATGCTCACAGGAATTACAAATGCCTCTTCTCATAGACAAGACATCATCTGACACTAATTTGCTCTTTTTAGGCAAAACATCTGTCATAACAATACTCATGCTGTTCTCTTCCACATTGCAACAGTAATATATGGTTGCAAGTTGGCGTTAGTAGCAGACGAACCACTGGTTGAAGTCGTGCCTGAATATGTGTGATCGTGACCGCCTGCACTAGAGGACAAAGGAACTCCGCTTTCTGTGCCATCGGTATCACAGAAACGGTCTGTAGTTCCAGTAGTAGATCCAAACTGCTTTTTGTAACTTGTACAGTCAATTGGATAGTCAACAGCGTGTTGGTGATCGCCTACGGCACTTGTAGTACCACTGAATGTATGCGTGTGGCTAACCAGTGTTGTATCTTTGCTACCACCAGTTTCCTCAAGTGTGTCAAAGGAGGCATCACTTCCATTCAAGCCAACCATGACGCGACCCGCGCCAAATGCTGTCCAAGTACCAAAGCCAAGCAAAGTACCTGGATTAGTTGAAACACCGGCATTGATATAGATTGAGCCTACAGGATACAAGGCTTGTAGAGCAGTCGTAACAAAAGCAGTTGTAGCAAGCGTAGTGCTGTTAGTTCCCGCACTTTGAGTTACACCAGTAGTACCAGTTGGCAGAACAGGACTACCAGTAAATGTAGGAGATGCCAAATCAGCTTTAGTAGCAATAGCCACAGAGATATTGACAAACTCTGTGTTGATCTCTGTACCTTTGACGATCTTTAGTGGGTCGCCAGAAGTTAGTGCGTCTTTGGTAGCAAAGTTAGTGCTCTGTGTATAGTTACTCATACTGTCTTCCCGTCTTTAAATTGAATTTCGATTCTCTGAATTGATAACGGAGAACCATTGATGTCTGCTTCATAACCAGTTTGAACAATCTTGCCGCTACCAGAAGCAGAAGCACTCAATGTCTGTAGGGCAACACCATCAGCATATTGAGCAACTACTGTAGCGTTTGCACCATACTCAGCAATACCATACTCAGACACGCTTTGAGTAGGAATCTGCACATTGGTTGACAAATAATTGGCGCTGAAATCAAAACCCCATTTCATTGTTAAAAACTGATTTGTTCCACCAATTACAACAACTTTTAACCTCTTTAATAGAGAAGTAACACCCGCAGTACCTAAATCTGAATGGTTTGTGTAGTACAAGATCCGATAAGAAGACGTATAGTCTTGATATGTACTGTACTTACCAACATAACCATTCTTTCCAATCAGAAGATCACCATTTCTGCGTGAAAGCAATGCTGTAGGCTCAATAGAGTCCCAACTTGTGATACGGAATGATCCATCTTGCAATTGGCCTCTTGTATCAAAGCAATAAACTTCTTTGACAGTAGGTAGTGTCAATAAGTAAAAAGCTTCTTTTTCAGAGTAAACAGTCTTAATGTTAGCAAGTGTTTCACTTCCAACAATCGACATGAAGTCACTGCGAATATTCTTAGACAAGTCTCCAATAGGAGCAGACTTCTCAATAATCGTTCTGGCAAATGATCTAACACCAGAGTTAGACAAAAACAAAACATCCTTACCAGTACTCTGAATAGAATCTCTAGCAATACATCCAATACCGCCAACAGTGTCACTTAGAGACATCGTAGAAGGGGTAGTAGCATTGGCATACACCAGAATCTGACGCTTACCAAAGATGATTAAGAAGCCATTGTGCGCTGCCAAACCTGTGATTTCATCAGCACCATTAGCCCAAACTCTATCAATATTCAGAGTTCCAGATGTTCCTGTACTCCAAACATGACCCGCTAACAGATCAGAGAAGTAAACAGTTACGTTGTCAGTAGTTGTATCAGCCACCCATAAGCGACCAAAAGCAGATATAACGATGTTTCCAGAAGGAACAGTCCCTACATAACCAGTTTTCTCGCTAACTCTGCGATAAGTAGATGTACTTACAGCAGGGTCAAAGATCAATGGATCATGGCCAACTTGGAAGAAATAAGTAATTCCATTCAAAGAAGCACATGACCAATTACTCGCAGTAATAGTAGGAGCAGTACCACCCCCACCATAGGTCAATTCAGAAACAGCATTTGAGCCATCTAACTTGAATAACTTGTTATTACCTGCAAACAGAATTGTAAGAGTGCCATCAGCTTGAACTAACTCATGGATAACTCCAACATTGTTAGCACCAAGATTGCCAGAAGATGAATTAACCCTTGCCCAACCCTTACGAGCGCCAATACGACCATATTGGTCAATCACACAATTAGTCGCAACCAAAGCAAACCCTGCCGCTAAATCAAGCGGAGAGTCTTGTGTATTCAGACCAAAGAAGCCTGGCGCTGAGATACTTGCTGTTTGGAGTACTTGGCTCATATTGCTACAAATTCCTGAGCCTCTGGATAACGAGTACCCTCTAGAGCAATGTAATCAGCAAGCATAGAACGGTACAGTTGATAGGCTTCAGAAGAGTTCAATCCACCATCTTCTCCACGCTCTACCAATGCTCTGGCATAGGCATTCTGAATAACTAAAACATCAGGAACTAAAACATTAGTGCCATCAGAAGAAAGTGGTGCTTGTGGAACAGTCAACGCAAATGGAATGTTATATACGCCATCAGGACGTGCATAGAAAACTACTTTGGTGTCTCCATTGCCATCTACACCATCAAACGCATAAAACTCAGGAATACCACTGATAGCGGGTACTAAGTTCTGATAACGGTTCATCTGCACGAAACTAATGTTCTGCAAACCAACATTGGATGTGGTGTTCAGAGCATCCATCACTTGAAACTTCTGACCCGCACCTGTCATCGAGTAGATGTAAGTGCCAGCAGTGGTTGTGATAGTCACTGTTTGACCAAGAACATTCCAACCATAAGAATCTTCAATCTGGCGCTTGGCATCGTTAACAAACTTGCCAATCAAGGTTGAATAGGATGTCTCCGTCACTGTAGAAACTTGTGTCTCTCGCAGACGAATAAGAACATCATTAACTAATTGTAGAAATGTCATGATCTTGATGCTCCATCAACCTCAAAGGTTGCTATAAAACTGAATGAACTAGCCGCTTCAGTCGTAATTTGAATTCTATCGCCTTCTTCTAAAACAATATAAGCAGCACCATCAAACTGAAGATAATCTTTTGAAGAAAAGCTGTAAGAAGTAAGAATATCCAAGGTTGTTGCAGAACTTGCGTCATACCATTGGACAGTGATGTGTTTTGTTGATCCACCAGTGTTGTGGATGTACATCACAGTAACTTTGGCGTAATAACCCGTTGGTACTGTGTAAACAGTAGTCAATGTTGCCGC